AAATACTTCCCCGTTGGCCAGGGGGAACAGCCACCCGGATACGTCACATGGGACGGACAGCTGGAGGCGGCATTTAAGCAGATAGACCTACTCATGGAGCAGCTATATATTTTGAGCGAAACATCAGCAGCGGCCTTTGGGCAACTTAAGTCTGGACTGGCTGAAAGCGGTACGGCGCTGCGCCGGCTGATGATGGCGCCATTGGCAAAGGTAAACAGAATAAGGATGCGCTTTGACCCGGCGTTGAAGGAAGTCCTCTGGCTTGCGTCTTTGTTAGAGAAGGCGCAGGGCATGGCAGGCGCAATAGTGCTTGAGAATATTCATATTGACTGGAAAGATGGCCTGCCGGACGATGACAACGAGCTCACCCAAAATGAGACTCAGAGATATACAGCCGGGCTGACAAGTCTTGAAAGCTCACTAAGAAGACTATATGGACTGGAGGGGCAGGCACTACAGGAGGAAATAGACCGCATCAGGAGCGAGCAGGCTGGGCAGGGAGCCACCGAACTGCCGACTATCACTCTGCCGCCAGCAGAAGGTGCAGAAGAAGGCGCAGGTGAAGAATAATGGCAGATGGCAGGCAGTTCAGTGACGCCGAAATAAACCGGCTAGTCAAATTCTACGAGCAGGCAGAACGTGAAATCCTGGACCGAATCAACCGAGCGCTACTCAAGGGCAATCAAACAGAATACCTAGCCGCAATGAAAAAGAACGTAGAAGCCATCCTGCAGCAGCTCAGGGAAGGAAATAGAACTTGGTGCGAGCAGGCCATTCCACGGGTATACACCGAAGGTTTGAGAAATGCAGATGCTATGTTAAAAGATGTAGGCGTTAGCGTCAAAGCCGGTTTTGGTGCTATCCACCAGCAGGCAGCGCAGGTGCTGGCCGAAAACGCTTTTCAACGGTTTGAGGATGTGACTCAGGTAATCGGCCGGCAGGTGAACGATATATACCGGGAGCTGGCGTTGGAAAACGTCAGAGGAACGGTTGTTGGATATGATACCTGGAAGCAGACCGCCAGAAGGTTTAGGGAGCAGCTGGCAGAGCGGGGCGTGACAGGGTTTAAGGACCGCTCAGGCAAGATGTGGAACATGCGGACTTATACAGAAATGCATGCAAGGACAGTCTGCATGCAAGCGCATCTTGAAGGCACAGCCAATCGGCTGGTAGAGCAGGGCCATGACCTGGTGAAAGTGAGCACCCACCGTGGAGCTTGTGAACTGTGCCAGCCGTGGCAGGGTAAGATACTGAGCATCACTGGGAAAACAGAAGGATACCCCACGCTGGAAGAAGCGAAGGCAGCCGGACTTTTCCACCCTAACTGCAGGCATGCTTATGGGCTCTATATTGACCTGGACAAAGAGATTGAAGAACCGGAGATTGGACTTGAAGCAGGAGAAGCAACAGAAACCGAACTTTATAACGATTCATTGCTGAAAGAAAGCAAAGCTTCCGTGTTTGAAAAAATGTCAAAGAAGTATTCAGTAGAATACAAGGAAAAATTCACCGACGAAGAGGTTGAGGCCATAGGGAAATATAAGGGTTTATCGTATACATATATGAATGGCTTTTTAAGAGGCAAGTATTCTGATATAAGCGATGATTTAAGAAAGCATTTAGAGAGCTTGCGAAAAGCCATAAAAAAGGTAAAGATAAAAGAAAACATATTGGTTGCAAGGGGAACAACAGTGTCTGCTATAGGAGGGGACTGGAATGCTGCACGAATAAATGATATAATTACAGACGAAGGGTTTATGTCTACAAGCTTAAGAGAAAAAACGGCCATAGACTTTGTCAACAGAAAAGGAGAAAGAGGGATTTTGATGTATGTTAAGATCCCAAAAGGGACCAATGGTGTTATAGCTGACGTAGCTGTTAATGATAATTGGGAAAGTGAATTGATTCTTGAACCTGGAACAAAAATCCGCATAACAGGAAAAAGAATTGAAAACGGCATGCGGATTGTTGAAGGAGTGGTTGTCAATGAGTAAAAAACTGAGTTTAATTGAACGCTGGGAGATTGACGATGCCCAGGGCGATGCGGGAATAGTCATCTGGCGATGTCATAGATGCCGCAATCATCGAGGCAATAATGAATGTTCTGTATATGGGATTATTCCCAAAGAAATAACAGGGCTCAAAAAAACATGCAATAAATTTGAAGAAAAAGCACCTTGATAAAATTAATCAGGCGCTTTTCTTTTAAGCACACCTTCCACAGCAATATCATAAGCGGCGGGACTTTTTCGTCCCCGCTGTAGGCATGCTTACTGGCTGTATATTGACCTGGATAAAGAATAAAAAACAGGAGGTTGAATTATGGGCATTGCATGTAAATTAACAACAGAAGAGGTTATAGCCAAATTGAGCGAGAAGGGAATAGAAACAAACAAATGGCTATTAGCTCGCAGCGCAAAAGAAGGACTTATCCCTAAACCGCTTATAAAGGGACTTGGCAGAGGGAAAGGCAAAATCGTTTTCTATGATAACGAAACACCGGCAGAATATTACGCAAATAAAATGATTAAAAAACATTATAAATTACCATATTCTGATATTGTTGCAATAAGGGGAAAGGCGATTGGCGCCGAGTTTCAAAGCTTGCTTAATAGCGCATTTGATGACCTGCATAATTTCCTTGCAATTTTATGGCTATGCCATAAAGCAAAGTTTAACAGAGAAACGCATAACAATCTCAAAATTATCGTTAGTTCAGGGCTTCAATGGGGCGGAGAAAGATACCTTGATATAGAACTGAAAGTATCCGACAGTGTTTACAAAACCAGAATAAGAGAGTTCAAGGAGCCAGAAAAACTTAATAACTGGCTAAAAATGCTCCGACCTATTTGCATTACACATGGTTATATTTAGGAACGCACTCCACAGCAATGCCATAAATGAGAGGGTCATTAAACCGCATGGGAATAAGCACCCGGCTAAGGTGGGAATCATCTTCTGTTGATAGATTAAGCTGATTCGGTGATTAATGCCGACATGGACGGATAATTCGTCCTGCGGCATGTACCATTGAAATTCACTCACAAAAACACTTCTGGGATAATTATACTCCAGGGGTGTTGTTTTGTACATGAAGGGAGGCTGCAGATTGCATGAGAAAATACGCAATAAGGTAATTCCGCTGCACAGGTGGGAAGTGCACGAGTTTCCATGGGGAGCAGCAGTCAAAGAGCAAAGGACAGGTAAGTGGACAAGCGCATTTATTAAGCCTGACGGTCAAGAAATTGATGTAAGCAAATTAAATGTTGAACTACATGAAAATGGAATAGAGTTTTTGGATTATTAACGCCTTCACGGGCGTTTTTATTTTGATTATTTTAAGGAGGGATTTTCATGGCGAGTAGAGCCAAACGTAAAAAGCAATGGAGAGAACAAAAAAGGATTGCAAACATGACTAACGGCGACAGAATTATAGAGCTTTTTGAAAAAGGCGTTAAATGCATTGACATAACAAATGCTATCTATGGAAAGTAAAGCTGTCAACAAACAGCCGAAGGGCTGTTTTTATTTTGCTCTGGATTAGTATTCACGGAGCATAAATGTGAAGACCCAAAAGCTGGGGCTGACCAGCATAAAAAAGCATGAAGGGAGAAATAAAAATGGATTGGTTAAAAGAATTACTCAAAAAAGACGGAATTGAGGAAGGAAAATTGGATGGGCTGATTGCCGAAATCAACAAACAGTTGGCATTGCATTTTGTGCCTAAGCGCGAATACAACGAAGTGGCAGAGGCAAAGAAAAAGCTGGAGACAGACATTGACGAAAGAGACAAGCAGCTTGAGCAGCTGAAAGCTGCTGCAGGCGCAAGCGAGGAACTTAAAAAGCAGATTGAGCAATTGCAAGCCGAGAATAAGAAGGCCGCCGAGGAATGGCAGGCTAAAATGGCGCAAATGCAGCTTGACTTTGCCATCGAGAAGGCCCTTGCCGCAGCTAAGGCCAAAAACCCGAAAGCCGTCAAAGCCCTGCTCGACATGGAAAAGGTGAAGCTTGACGGCGAGCAGTTGCTTGGTCTGGATGACCAGCTTAAAGCGCTGCAGCAATCTGACCCGTACCTCTTTGGAGATTCCGGCAAAGTAGGGGGAGGCACAAACCCGCCAGGTGTCGGAGACCCCGAAGTAAATCCGTGGAAGCCGGAGACGTTTAATCTTACTCTTCAGGGCAAAATCCTGCGTGAGGACCCGGCTAAAGCAACACGGATGAAAGCAGAGGCGGGAGTTAAATAACAACAGCAAAGAAAGGTGATGTAATATGTCAGTAACTAAAACCATAATCAGTGACGTTATAGTCCCTGAAGTATTTAATCCGTATGTTATTCAGCGTACAGCAGAACTCTCAGCTTTTTATCAGTCTGGAATCATAGCCAGAACTCCGGAACTGGACAGACTGGCAAGCTCCGGCGGCAAGCTACTTAATATGCCGTTCTGGGAAGATTTGACCGGAGACGATGAGGTGCTTTCCGATAGCACAGCGTTGACAGTTGGCAAGATTACCGCCGACCAGGACGTGGCAGCTCTGTTGACCCGCGGCCGTGCATGGAGCGTGAATGACCTTGCAAAAGCCCTGTCCGGCGATGACCCGATGGCCGCTATCGGTGATTTAGTTGCCGAATACTGGGCAAGGCGTTCCCAGGCTATCTTGATTAAGATCCTTGACGGAATCTTCAGTCATGCTACAACTGGAATGGACACAAATAAACACGACATTTCCGGTTCTGCAACCGCTGAAGATGATGATGTTATCAGCGCAAAGACCGCAGTTGATGCAATCTATAAGCTGGGCGATAACGCAGATAAGCTGACTGGATTTGCAATGCACAGCGCAACTGTAGCAAAGCTCACAAAGGACGACCTGATTGAGACTATCCCTCCATCAGAGGGCAAGCCTGCAGTTAGGATGTTCCTCGGAAAGCCTGTAATTGTTGATGACAGCCTGCCGGTGTCCGATGGCGTATACACAACCTATATCTTTGGTGCTGGAGCATTCGGTTGGGGCGAAGGCGGCGCTCCTGTACCTGTAGAAACCGCTCGTGATGCTCTTGCTGGTGACGACATACTCGTACACAGAAGGCACTTCATCCTGCACCCGAGAGGGGTTGCCTTCCAGAATACAGTTGTGACGGGTGCAACGCCGAGCAACGATGAACTTGCTAATCCTCAGAACTGGAAGCGTGTATACGAACCGAAGAACGTGCGTATCGTACAGTTCAAGCATAAGCTCACAACAGCATACTCCGCCGGGGCTTAAGGGGGGATATAAGTGAGGAAACTTGACTATTTTAAGAGGTTTACCTATATCCCTAACGAGGTTTACGACCACTTGAAGGGGTTAGAGGATGCGGCCGGGGGTGACGTTGACCTCGTCATCCTCCCGGCCATGACTGGTACACCCGCAAATGGACCTGCGCTTGAACCGACTGTAACAGAGGCAAATGATGACTATGCCTTTGACGTTACCCTGCAGGTGATGAATAAGGCTAAAACAAAAGTGTTGGAGTTTTACAATGGTACAATGGAAGTAAAGGTTGACATAACCTCTACTTCTGGTACTATTGCCATTGACGACGGCGAACAAGGCGGCGATGCCACAAAGGATATGACATTTGAAAACGGTCTATGTAAATTTACCGTGACCCTTGGCGGCACCTGGGCAGCAGACGAAACAATAAAGGTCACAGTGGATGACAGCAACGTCGGCATCATGGGTTACGCGGTTGAGAAAAACAACCACTTCCTGATTAAGGTAAAAGCCGATCCGGCAGGATAAAACGAGAGGGCTTAGTGCCCTCTCTTGTATTTCGAGGTGATGAATATGGCAGTTGATATTACCGGCTTCCAGCGCATGCGCAGGGATCAGGAAGAAAAAGCGCAGGCTGAAAGGGAGAGGAAGGAGGCGGAGGAAAAATGTCAGGAAGCTACTGCACAATCGAAGAAGCAAACGCCTATTTTTCAGGACGCCTCCACGCCGAAAGCTGGGGGCAAGCAGACGACAGTACCAAAGAAAAAGCCCTCAAGCAAGCAACAAAAGAGATAGACCGACAGCCGTTAAGAGGGCGAAAAGCTACTGATGAACAGGAACTGGCTTTCCCCCGGTACCCGGATACCGAGATACCCAAAGAAGTCCAGGAAGCCTGCTGTGAAGAAGCCCTTGCCATACTCGAAAGCGGAAACAGCCAGCGTAGGAAGCTCCAGCAGGAAGGGGTGCAAAGTTTTACTGCTGGCAACATATCTGAAACTTATATGCCTGGTGCCGGAAAAGGACTATTAAGCCAGGAAGCAAAGGAACTACTTCGGCCCTGGCTTTTAGGGAGCGTGTTCATAACATGAAAAAAAGAAAAATCAAAATAAGATGGACTTGTTCTGATTTTTGCCACCATTCGCATCGATTCAAGTTGACAGCCTGGCTATGTGGTAAACTGCAGCAAGCGGTTAGGTGGTGCTGTCAATGATAAAAGACTATCTCAACCAAACCGCCATATGGCATTACACCACAGGGCAAATGAACGAATACGGCGAACCAACGACAAGCAGCAAGACAATTAAAGTTCGCTGGGAAGGCAAACGTCGCCTTGTCCGAGACAACGAAGGCCGGGAGGTAGTGTCAGAAGCCCGGGTGTTTTGCACCGAAGCCGTTAAGCCTGGAGACGAGCTGGAGTTTGACGGGCGCAGTTGGCCGGTGATTGCTGTATCCACGGTTCCTGACCTGAGCGGCAAGGAAACTCACAGAGAGGTGGCGGTCTGATGGCAAAGGACAAATGGCGCATTAAGGAAGCTGTCAAGATAGCAGAGGAAGCAGGATTGAAGGCACTCCGGACCGGGGCAGAAGCAATCCTTACAGAAGCTATAAACGAAACGCCGATTGAGACTGGAACACTTCGCCGCAGCGGCACCGTAACCGTCGGGGCACTGCCGGACTGGGAGCAGGTGTATGAAGCTGCTGAATCCGGTAGCAACATGAAGGATGCTTTCCCCGGTCCGGAAGGAAAGGAGAAGGCTGTGTATGTCAGCTTTAATACTCCTTACGCAAGGCGGCAACATGAAGAGCTTGGATATAACCATCCCCTGGGCGGCAAGGCGAAATATTTGGAGGATCCGTTCAACCGGAACAAGAAGAAAGTCCTCCAATATGCCGATAAGGCGGTCAAAAAAGCCCTCCAAAAAGCAAAGTGAGGTGATGCCGATGTGATGTTAAAAGAAATAGGCACATACCTTCAGTCTC